CTGCAAAATTTCACTCTCGGTGTCCATTTATATAAGTTCAACTTAAATAAACATCCACCACACTCCCAAATACGCAGGCGCAGAAGGGGGCTCCGCCCCCTTAAACCCCCAGGGGGGGCAAAGCCCCCCCTTAAACCCCCCTAATTAATATTCAACAGGAAAACCACATAATTAGAATTGCCGACCACAAACTGTCAAACAGTTCCTCTTTTACCATTGACTTCCTCAAAAACTAATTATTATTCATTACATTACTTAGTAATCACCGTAATTCCGGGGTGGAGCGAGAACTAGATATAATCAAGTACACTGTCGAATGGCTGAGTTTACACTGCCGGACGGAGACGGGATCACTTCAGTGACTCCAGGCTGACCAAGGGCGGGTGCCGAAGGTGAGTGAAACCACCGTAGTCAAGGGGCAATTCGGGCTAGGTCAGTCCGGCGGAACGGGCAAGAAACTTAAAATGTACATTTGTTTTACAGAATGTCATCAAGATATATTAAACCAACTGCTTCAATTAGACAAAACAAACTAAAATGGATGAACCAGCTATGCCACACTCACGATATGATGTGCGACTGCCCTAACCCACTAGAACACACCGCCGCTCTCATCTTTGAAGAAGAACCACAATTAAAATTTAGACCACAAGAAAAAGATTTAATTAAAAAATGCCTTACTGGAGAACCTACCGCTACAGAACCTACCGTCCAAGACAACGACGGTTTTGGAGAAGGAGATTTAGAAGACCTTTTCAAAGAAAATTTTGGAGAAGAAGAAGACACCGCTGGGTAAGAAAAAGAAAACTTAAATACTTAAAACTTAAAGAATGGCAACCACAATATATTAAAAAATGTACTGTTAAAGGATATTATCCTATGTTTATGTCAACAAATGAAAGACTATCTAATAACTTAAACTGTTACTTAGAAAGTGTTGCCCCAGAACATTTTCCAGGAGGTGGGGGATTTTCTATCTGTAACTTTTCTTTAGAAACTTTGTACAATGAAAACCTAATACTTCATAACTGGTGGACTAAATCTAATGAAAATATGCCTTTAATAAGATTTACTGGATGTACTATAACATTATATAGACAAGAAACTGTAGACTATTTGTTTAGCTACAATAGAACTTATCCTATGAATGCTTCTTCATTAACATACACTAGCACACATCCACAAGCTATGCTACTTAACAAAAATACTAAAATAATAACATGCAAACAAAGAAGCAGAAACAAAAAACCATATAAAAAACTACACATAAAACCTCCAGTACAAATGCAAAACAAATGGTACTTTCAAAAAGACCTAGCATTTTTACCGTTATTACAAACTATGTGCTCAGCATGCTCACTTGACCGCATGTTCCTTAATTCACAATCAATTTCATCAACAATGGGCTTTGTTTCATTAGATACCGTTGGCTTTAGAAACCACAACTTTACAAAACTAACCACAACAGGTTACTACCCAATACATGATGAAAAACTATTTGGATGCCCCAACGGTACTCCTATAAAACAATTAAAAATAACAGACTTATGTTACCTAGGAAATCCTGATGACTATGATGAAGGCACACCAATAGGAATGATAAATATAACTATAGTAGGAACAGAAAACAAAATTGCTAACCAAATAGAAACAGCTAGAACTAATCCAGGCTATCAAGGTAATCCATTTATGCCTAACTACTTTTATGGTGAAAAAAGAGTATTAGTCACCACATTAAGCTGGGAAAACTTAAAAAATAAATACAAAGTAGAAAACAAAACCCTAGATGAAGCAGACTTTAGAATAAAACAACAAAAATTTATACACTGCAGATACAACCCATTTAAAGACAAAGGTAAAGGAAACAAAATATATTTATTAAAAACAGACCACACACAACATCAAGACGATTGGGGACCACCAGCAGACCAAGACATAGTTTTACAAGACTTACCACTATGGCTAGCAACATGGGGATACTTAGACTATCAAAGAAAATGTGGCATACTATCTACTGTAGACACCAACACAGTATTTGTAATATACTCAAAATATATAGACCCAAACACACTAAATTACTATGTACCTTTAGACACAGGATTTCTAGAAGGCCACAGCCCATACACAGACCACCTAATACCTAGCGACCACACAAAATGGCATCCAAAAGTAAGATTTCAAGTACAATCTATAAACAAAATTGCTATATCAGGTCCTACTGTATGTAAACTACCAGAACAAACATCCTGTGAAGCACACATAAAATATCAATTTTATTTTAAGTTTGGAGGACAACCAGCACCAATGTCAACACTTATTGATCCAGACGACCAACCTAAATACAATACGCCCAATAACATCATCCAAACAACTTCGTTGCAGAGTCCAACAACACCCTTTGAATATCTCCTCTGGAACTTTGACCAAAGACGAGGACAAATTACAAAGGCAGCTACTAAAAGAATTACAACAGACAAAGAAACTGAAAGCTCTTTATTCTCAATTACAGACACAAACTTCCAATGTCCAGTCACACGCCTACAAGAAGCAGAGACATCACAAACATCGGACTCGGAAAAAGAAGAAACACCGATCGAGGAACAACTCCTCCAGCAGCGAAGAGAGCAGAGACTCCTCACAAAGCGAATCAAGCAGCTCCTCAACAGACTAACAATATTAGAATAAAAAAATGTACAGTTAATGTTAAACTTTTTGATGATGGTGTTAAACCAAATAGACGCATGACTCAATGGGAATATGCTGAGGAACTAGTAGATGCTTATGTATGGAAACGTACTCCTAGAACTCATATATTTGATAAACCTTTTTACCCATATGTACCCCCAGTTGACAAATATACTGTAAACTTTGACTTAAATGCGCCGCAATAAAATACAAGGCCTGCAAAATTTCACTCTCGGTGTCCATTTATATAAGTTCAACTTAAATAAACATCCACCACACTCCCAAATACGCAGGCGCAGAA